TCATATGATTCATATTAATATTATATTAATATAAAAATATTATATTAATATAAAAATATTATATTATTGGGAACATAGTTAGACATTTGCTAAACTTTAGTGAAAATTAGAATTAATAGTTTATGATTTCTGCTCTTATTTTTTGTTTAAGAGTTTCGGCATCACGAATTAAATATAATTTTAAATTAGTAGAAGTATAATTATCAAATATTATTTTGGTATTTACTTTTGTAAATAAGTTTAATTCGCTAATATAAACATTATATTGATTTAATTTATCGGCACGTTGAACCATATCAAATAAATATCCTTTATAATTCGTTTCTAAAATGATTTTATTATTTATACATAAATTTAACATATCACAATCGGTTTGTACTTTTTTAATAGAACGCATTGTGGTATTAATATAATCCAGTTGATTTTCCCAAAAATTATAAAAATCAATTGATTTGCCAGAGAAATTTATAATTTTCAATTCATTTTGTAATTTTAACATATTAAGTAAATCTACTAAACGTCTAATTGGGGATGTTATATGTAAATAATTATCTAATCCAGAGTTTATTAATTGATGTCCATTATTTTCTTTATAATTTGTATATTTTCCACTGGCACAATGCCAAATTTTAATAAAATCATAAATCTCCGGCGGGATAGATGCAGTATGTTTTAATTTAGATTCGTCTAATGTTATGCTTCTATAAATACCAGTTTTAAAAGTGGCTAACTGGTCAGCACATTTATGATTCATTAATAACATAAGATATGCGACAACATCGTGGCTGTCTCTAATATTTTGCATATATTTATGATTTTTATTTAACTTAATAATACTTTCAAATATTTTTTTATATAATTCATCGTTTTTTAAATTATCTTCATTATAAATATAATTTTTTGAAACTTTAATCAGTACATTATTAAAAACTATATCAGTTATCATATTACCACTGATTGTTAAATCTATACAAAAAGCGAATCGGTCTTGATTTTGTAATAAACTACATAAGTTTTCAGATAATAATGCTGGTAACATAGAATATTTTCTATCAGGTAAATAAATAGTAGCTATTCTCTCTGAAAATGACTCCCATATATTAAAATAATCTAATAATAATGGTACATTAGTTATATATATACTAATTATATTATCAGTCATACTGAAAGCATCATCTAAATCGGTACTACCACTTGGATCAATTGATATTATATAATCCATTCGGCGGTCTTCTATATTTGGTTGTAGTTTTATAATATTTTTATAACTATCACAACCAATATCACGATATAAACAATTTACATTATTTGTAAATTGTTTTAATGGTTTAAATAAGTTTTTACAATATATTTGGTATTCATAAAACGCAGGTAAATCATTAATATTACCAATTACATGGCTTAATGTTCCAATTGGGTGTTTATTATCCCAATTATTAAACTTAAAAAGTATATACTTATTTATAAGATTTTTATTAAAAGATGTATATTTACTTTCGTAGGGTATTAAAAATGCTGGAATAAGTTTATTATTTGGAATACATTTATAAAATAATTTTTTACCAGATATATTTCTTCCATAAGTTTTTTCTTTTAATAATAATATTCCAGCTAAATTTGTTGCCAATCTTACTGGAGACGTAATAATAGTACAATTACTATCAATTATATCGCCTGATAAAAGTTTATTTTCGATTGGATTAATATCTACGTTTACTAATATATTAGTTTTTTCTTCATACACCTCCCAAGACTTATAATATCGATCTAATATATGTATTTTATATGACATTTATATAAATAATTATAAATGATTTTGACTCAATTTTATGGAATATATAATTCAAATAAATGTCGTTAATCGGTATTTTGTTTTAGTATATTATGTTTAATATTCTGTTTTTGTAAGAAATATTTTAAATACTCTGGTAATATTGCTACATTATTCATATAAGTTCTATATTTAAAACTTAAAATAACAGTGTCACTTGTATTAAATTGAATACTATTCCACCAATATGCCGGAATAAATAATAACTTACCTTTATTTAAATTAACGTCTAAACATTTAATTTTACCAAAATCGGATTGATATTGGATTTGAACGTTCCATGGATTAACATCAGATCTAAACTCAAAATTATCATAATCTTTCTCTTGAAAAAGATATTTACTACTTTTTGGCGGAGCTAGTTTGATTGTCGCACTTCCGCATATAACAATTATATAATGTCTATAATTAATGTCATATCTAAATAATGTTTTTGTATTTTGGGAACCTAACATATAATCATATGTGGAAGACATTAATGCTGGTGGTCTTAGAAAATAATCATTCGTCTTTAAAATTTTTATTAAACACGTTTCTTTTAAAAACTCATCATTATTTTCAGAATAATAATTTGATGTTTTATCTTCATTGATAAGTAATAATGCTTTACTGAATATTATTGGTAAATATAATTCACTATTCGTATTTCCAGATATATCACGCATTTTAATATCAAATGATCCATATAATTTATTTATTTCTGGGGTAGTTAATTTATTAAAACAATTAATATCTAATTCCATAGTTAATGGTTGATGTAAATTACAAATTTCTTCAAATCTGTCTTTTGATAAAGTGGTTACTTCAAAAACTTCTAAATCATCACTGGTTTGATAATGATAGTATATATGTAAATAAAAAAATAATACTATTACAAAGATAAATAATATAATTATTATATTCATTTAACAACGGGATATAAAATATTTTAAAATATTTTACTTATTTAATCTTTTTTTTCATCAGAAATACTAAACTCAACCATTGGGTTTGAGTTTACTTCTAATGATTGACTTAATTGTTCAGAAAGTTCTTGTATAGTTCTATTTTGATTCATAATAGAACCACGTAATGATGTTACTAATGATGTCAACTCTTGAATAGTGTGTTGTTGTTTGGTTAGTGAAGTTTTTAATAGTTTTAATTCTGTAGAAATAGATAGTGTAATATTTTCAAAATCCGAAACATTATCTGATTTATTATTTTCTAAGTTCTCTAATTTTCTTTCTAAAATAAACAATAATTTATCGTGTTCAATTATTAATTGATTTAGATCTTTGATATTAGCAGTTTTATTTACTCTAACTCCTTCTAGAGATGATTCAGGCTCATTCATTATATTGGTATTAGAAGAACTTCTTAATGATTGTTGTACTTGTTGATCAAATGGATTTCTTCTACGTCTGGCAGCAGCTAATGCAGCATTTCCACTCATATAAATTATTATATATACTTAAAAGTTCTATTATTTTCGCATTTCCATTTTAATTGATTCATGATATTTATAATTTATAATATTTATATCACTAATATTATATTCATCTATTGTATTATATATATTATTTATCCGAATTTCAGGAAAAAGAAAGGGTTCTCGTGTCATTTGATATTTCAATTCTTCTATATGATTATCGTATATATGAGCATTTCCTAAATAATATACAAAATCTTTTGCCTTTAAATTACAATGTTTTGCTATAATATGTGTCAAAATACTATAGGACGTAATATTAAATGGAACTCCTAAACCTACGTCCCCACTTCTTTGATATACAGAACAAGAGAGTTCATCATTTATTACATTAAATTGTGCTAAAACATGACATGGAGGCAATGCCATTTCTTCTATTTGACAAGGATTCCATGCCGACATAACTAATCTTCTAGAATATTTCTCTTTTGAATCTTTTAAACTATTTATTATATATAATAATTGATCTATACCTTTATTATTATAATTACTTTCACAGGTTGAATACGTCGCATTAAAATGCCGCCACTGATGTCCATAGATTGGTCCTAAATCATCTTCTTCTAAATGATTTAACCCTCTACTATCTAAAAACTCTCTCGAACCATGTCCATCCCATATATGAACATTTTGTTCTTTTAAAATTTTATTATCAGTTTTACCACTTATAAACCAGAATAACTCTTTAATACAGGTTTGTATAGCAACCTTTTTGGTAGTTAATACTGGTACAATATTATTCTCTAAATTAAAATGCATTGCCGCGCCAAATATTGTTAAAGCCTTACCATTTCTTCCTTCTACCATAACACCATTGTCTAATATATCTTCTATTAAATTAATATATTGGTTTTCGTCGTGTTGCTTACCATTTCTCTCTTTTAGTTTTTTTAATGAGTTTCGAATCATTAATAATAATATTATTATTTATATTTTTAATTTCTTTTTATAAAACATATGAGTATGTCAGAACCAACCGAATCTTCTAATAAAGGATTTTTTGAATATGTTTTTAATTTTGATGATACTAATACAAGTCAAATAACTAATTTATATCAATATACATTTATAGCAATTCCATTTGTTATACTTAGTTTAAAATTACTTAATTATTTTTCATCTCCGATGGATGAATCGAAAGGTTCTTTAGAAGTCTTTTTCGAAATTTTTATTAGTATTAATTGGATTCTACTTAGTATTTGGTTTATTAATAAAATCATTCGATACATACCAACTAAAAGCAAAGTTAATTATCCGGCATTTAATGAAACTAATTTTCTTATACCACTATTACTAATGTTATTTACAATGGATACTAAGTTTGGTAATAAAATTAACTTGCTAATTGAAAGAGCTATGGATTTATACGATGGTAAAACTAATTTAAAAAATAGTAATAATAATATAAATCAACCGGCCCATCAAGATATTAGAACAACCCAGCCTATATCTCCTCCCGAGCCTACAAGTTCTCGGTTGTCTTCCCCGCCTAATTCAATAAATCCAAGCTACCAAACTCCAATTAATAAAAATAATGAAAACCAAAATGCTAAACCATTACATAACCCGCCGACCAATTTTAACAATGATTTTGCTGGACCAAATATTAATAATTTATTAGGAACAAATGAACCGATTGCGGCAAACGAATCTTTTGGAGGTATATTTGGAGGTAGTGTATTTTAAAAATATATAATAATATTTTATAATATTAATATATAATGTCGTTAGAAGTATTAAAAAAAAAAACTATGAATGGCAATCCTAGAGTCGCGCCTATATCTGGCTCAAATTATGGACCTTTTGGATTTTCTTTAAATGGAACTTACCGAGGTAATCGCGCGATTTCCGATATAAATAAACCTAACTCATCGGTTTGTGCAAATGAACCAAACGTAGTTAAAACTACGGTTATGAAT